TAATTCCGGGGTCCATCCCTATCGCACTGATGATATTGACGATGAAGAACCGCCGCCTGTTCCAAAAGAAACTAAAAGAGTCAACCGATTCTGTAGACACTCAAATAAAGTAAAGAAGTATCTAATAACAAGTTATTATTATTATTGTCCTGACTGTAAATCCGAGGTTGAATGAAAAATAACATCTATTATATATACAGATGGATTAGATTAGATACAAACACTCCTTTTTATATAGGAAAAGGAACAGGTAAGAGAGCTTTTAGGGTTAAAGGGAAAAGAAACCAATATTTTTCAAATATAGTAAATAAAGTAAATTGTAAGTGTGAGATACTTATTAATAATTTAACAGAAGAAGAGGCTTTTGAAAAAGAAAAACAACTAATCAGATTATATAAAATATACGGGTACTGTGAAGCAAATTTAACCCTTGGTGGCGAGGGAGCTAGTGGGTTAAAACATTCTCCCGAAACAATATCTAAAAGAATCGCAAGTATGAAAAAAGCTGGGAGAAAACCTACTTCCCAAGAAGCTCGTTTAAATCATTCTAAATGGCAGATAGGTAGAAGGTTATCTGATACACATAGAGCCAATATGAGTAAGGCTAATATAGGTAGAAAAGTTTCCTTGGAGACTAGATTAAAGAGGTCGAAAAAAGTTTGCATAAAAAATATTTTTACACATGAGGTTGTTTTATTTAATTCAGTAAGTGAATTTAAAGAAAAAACTGGTATTAGTAGAGATATATATCAAAGACTCGTATCTAATAAAATCAAAACACCAAAAAATAAAGAACTTAAGGAGTTTTTAAATCAATGGGTAATAATATAAAGCTATTAGAAAATGACGAATGGGTTTTACTAGAACAGTGCTCTATTAACGATAGAACTATTTTATGTTATTACAATTCAGACATTAAGCAGTCTGGAATTATAATATTTAATCTTACAGAGCAGCCAAATAGCCTAAGTAAAAAATCAGTGTATTCAACGTGGGGTTATGTTACTTACTGTGTATTTAAATTAAATACCTTAGCTGAGGCGGCTGAGGTGTACGGACTATACCTCCAAGATATGGAAAAAGATAATTTTTGGTGGGAAAATTTAGGCTAGGTCAATAGCGCTATAGGGAATAATCCCTCTAAAACTAAAGTTCACTTTAACTGTACCTTTAGCGCCTACGGTTGTGCTTTCATTGGTAATTACAATTTGTGGACAAAAGAAAATATCTTTATCTACTTTCCTATCCTTAAGCCTTAACGAGATATATGGCTGATAAAGTATCTGGGTAATTCTAGGCGTGATATCATTACCTTGCAATCCACCGCTTGCATTAACATAAACACCAGAAAGAGAGCCCTGAACCGTTATGCGACCGGGACTAATTTCTTGTGGAAATGCTGAGTCAATACCGAATATAGATTCCTGACCATAATCAATAGTATAATTTATAGACTGACATTCTTTCCAAAGCTTACCATTGATGTAAACTTTTACTTGAGCGCCTGATAGTATTAAAGATTGAGCCATTGTTTACTCCGGGTCCGACCCAAAAATGTAATATTTTTCACTATTGATAGTTCCGGCTTTTCCGAGTCCGATATCTCCCGAGTATAAAATTGTAATTACAAGCCTAATACCCGTAGCTGTTACTAATTTAATTAAATCCTCAGCGTAAACTCTTCCCGAAACAACATCGGTTAAATAACAAGCATAATCTAGACCATTAGTTCTTACATCATAAACATAGTTTTGAGCTACTAGGCTAATATTAGTGCCAGAATTATGAGTATTTTTAAATTTATATGAAGGGTTTATCATTAAAGTATTGGACGATGGTCTGGCAATATAAGGAACCGGTCCCTCTTCTTTATCAGTACCAAAGGCAAATATAAGGTTTCCTGCTGTATCTGGGATGTCTGATGAGTTATCAACTTGTATTACAAGGTTTGAGTTTGAGTCTACTGTTTGAGTAGTTCCGCACTCTTCTCCGCCAATAATGTAGGGCTTGGTTGTCTCAAAAACATAAGGACCTAATTGAGTTCCAGAAGGACCGCTATCATGTACGTGAGCCGAACCCTTCAAATCCCTTTTAACAACTTTAGTTGTAGCTGGGATAAATACTTCTAATAATCTAGCTTCTGTTTGATAAGCTGCTGCATATGTTGTTTTAGATGATAAAGTAGTACGAGTTGGATTGAAAAATAAAATAGCTTCAGCATTACCTTGAACTACAACTTGAGGAATTCCATTAGGATTCAGGAATTCTACATAAGCTTCGCCAACAACTCCTCCCTGTACTTTAGATACAGTGAAAGTACCTCGATTAACTAAATTAAAAGCCGTACCGTAAATATTAACGTAATCATCTTTTCTGGCTTTACCAACTGATGGGTTAGGTCCACCAGTCCAAGTGGCTCTTATCACTCCGCCTGATTGTTGGGTTAAAGTCCATTGGGTTGTGGCTAATCCAGTGGTGGGTCTGATAGCGTCAAATTTAAGTTTGTTTTGAGCCTTACCGCCAACTACTTTTACTGTAGAGGCTGGACCGACTGTGCTTGACATTAAGGTTACAAATCCACCTACGCCATCATCTTTTGCAAAAGCAGCTCCAGTTTTGCCTAATCTTCTCAATTCTTTAGTAATAGCATCAGCAACTTCTTGAGCTGTTGCGGTATTAATATTAGAAAATTGAGAAGCTGAAAAAACTACTTCTACAACCTCAGCATCATCAAATTGAATTTTTAGGGTATCTCCATCCTGCAAAGCATAAGTCTCAAACTCTGATGAGTGAGACGTTGCTCTTGTGAATTCCTCACCGTACATGATTTCAAGGATAGATAAAACCAAATCCCTGATCTGCTTTCTGGTAGAAATTTCAATACCTATTTGTCTAAAAATGTCGTCAGAAAGACCTACGTTTTCAGGTCTAGTTAACCCTCGACCTGCAAGTAAGGTATCTAAGTAACGACCAGTAGCCGATACGATATAGATATTATCGTTTACGGCTTCAACGTTTTGAATAAGGTGAGTAGCTCCCTGAGAAAGAGCTTCAAGTACAGCATCTGTATTGGGACCACGTATAGCGCTATTAAGGTACTGACGTAACCTTTGTTTTTCTTTTTCTTGTCTAGTTGACATACCAACCCCATTTCATACCAGCAGCGGTCTTGTATTTTCCATCACATACATTTCTTATAGATTGTCTATTTGTTTTTGTATTTAAAGATTGGCAATAATTAACCGCCTCTGTAATAGAATCGAAAACTATATTATTTTCAATACATATTACTTTTTTGATATTTACTGGTTTTGCGCCTTTTTTAAAACCACCAATTTTTCTATTTCTCTTTAAGTCTTCCTGACCTAGATATCGGAAAACAAATCCCTTAGAAGAAATTCTTTTTAATTTACATATTAAAGATATTTTAGAAATATGTATATTATAGTACCTAGAAGCTTCCGTCAATGTATCAAAAACCCTACCGTCATTTAAACAAACAACAGGTTTTTTAGTCTTTTCAACCATAGCCATAGGGTATTTACCAAAATTATGATTATCTGAACCATGCTTTTCTGGAAATCTACAACCGCCCTTACGTAGGTTGTAGCTCATACTATCTTTTACTGCGTTGGTATCGTCAATCCACTTTTCTTCAGCTTTATTTAGCTCTTCGATAGAGTTACACACTTCTAATATTTCTTTTTTAAAATTGTGCTTCCCGTACTTTTTTACTTTACAAACTAAAATTTTACCACTTCCTAGATAAGTAGGTCTATTGTGCTTATCTTGCCCAATATACCACTCTCCCGTTAATAAATTTGTAGTTTTGTATATAATCATAACTACCCTTCCGTCTTCGCCACGATAATGTCGTTTACGATATCAATAATCAAAGCTTTCTCTGTGGCTGCTACAGCAATAATATCATTTGCCGCATCGTAAGCAGGAGAGCTGATAGATACTGCGCTTACGCCCGGAATTGAATTTACTGCAGAAACAATGTCACTGATAGCAATTGGCTCTCCAATTCCTGTAGAGTTAATTAGAGCAGCTACGTTATTTCTAACTTGCTCAACAACTCTTGTAAATGGAATACCTGTTCTGATTCTTACGTTAATAGAAACTTTAATTCTCTTAAATAGAGGTGGTTTAATAAAGATTTCAGCACCAGCAGCAGCTACGCCCGGATAAGTAATACTATCTCTTGGGTCTCCGTACACCACCTTATTAGCTTGCGCTAACAATCCAGTATCGTATCTATATGAATCTAAACCTTTACGATTGATTTCAGAAAAACCAAGTTTGCCTGTACCGGCAATAGTTGAGACAGCAACATCGTTTATTTTAGAAAATTGATTGTTGCTGTCAAAAATCATTAGGTATCTGTTGCTATTAGCTGGGTCTACTAGTAGGTTATGAATTTTTTTGTAACCTACGTAAGGCTTTTCTTCTTCGACATATATTTGAGTAAAATCAGATACTAAAGCTACATTGTTTTGAATAGCTAGTATTTCATCTACTACAACTCTGGATTCATCTAAAACCTCAGTAATAGTATATGTTCCCTTGTTGGCTGCAGTAAGTACGTTGCCTGAGATAACCAAACTATCGCCAGAATTCGTATTATCGTATGGACTAATAACCATAGAAGGATTGTGGGATTTAAGAATATTACCGCCAACGCCAGTTACAGAAATGCCAGATTCAGCAATAGCAACAGAATTAGCACACTCTACGTAAGCTAAAGAACCTTGTTGAACAACCAACACTTCGCAAGCCTCTACATCAATATTTTCAGCATCTACGCATGGTCCGTAGTCATCAAACTCTACAGTTACAGTATCTCCTAAAACAGTAGCTGTAACTCCAGATAAAGCGTTTAAAGCCACCTGTATAATTGATGCCATAGCTGAAGATGTTTCAGAGCCCGTATAATCAAACTGAGTACCAGTACGTCCAATAGGAGCTGGGTCTACGGAAGTGTTGTTTAAATCAAACCATCCATAACGAGCAGTACCGCCATTAGGTAGGTTAAAATGAATTCTTTCTCCGCCATCAATATCTGCCGCCGAAGGAGCTATAATTGTAAACGACTCCCTCATTGCCTTATTAGATTTTGTAACCATGAAAGAACCTTGGTTCAGCAAATTAAAAGCCGTACCAATAGTCAGTGTATCGCCAAGTTTAGCATTTTGCAGATTAGGCTGAGTTCCCGTTCCGTTCCAAGTAATTCTCATATTACCCGGAACAGTTACGTTAAATTGAGTCGTAGCATCAAATCCTAAAGACCTTAGGTTTTCAGTTACAACAACTCTTTCTTCAACAGCAACTTCATTGTCGATATAGAAGCTATTATTAAATTGCTTAATGATTCTAAACTTACCTTGGTTTAGACTAGAAAATGGACTTCCAATCTGTACCGTATCTCCCTCTTGAAGTTTAGTAGTAACACTAAGATTAGCAGATATTACTAGGGCTGCTGCTGCATCAATTCCTGCTGTGTTATCCACTACTATAGTTTTCTTATCTTCAGAAGTTCCTACAACATTAAAAGTACCATTATTAGCAGCGTTGGCTAGTCCTGAGATGGTAAACCTGTCTCCTACTTGAGTTTCTGAAAAGTTTCTAGAGCCTGAAGTCGATGTATAAGATGTTAATCCTAAAGCTCCGTCAAAATCAACGGAAATATTTCCGTTACCTGTATTGATTTGTACATTTTTTGTAAAAAGAGGGTTAGAACCTGTCTGACCATCCCAAGATATACATACTAGTTTTCCATGTTTTTCTACATGAAAAGCACGACCAATATCTCTTAAAGCATTTCTAGGCTGACCAAAAAGCCTGTCGTGATTATCTTTATTTCCAATTTCTAGTACTGTTTTACCTGCTACAATAGTGTTTGGATGTAAAGTAGCGCTAGATGTAAAGCTAACTCCAGACTCTTTCTTCTGTACGCTTTCAGCAGATACTTTAACTAGTTGACCAGTTTGAAATCCAGAAGAAGCTGAGCGTAGAATAGATACCTTCATTAATTCAGTTCCAAGCATAGGCAGGGCTTGGTTGATTACTTTAGCTACCGCAGCATTAGCAGTACCTCCTGTAATCTGAACAGCTCCGCTAGAACCCAAAATGTTTGTCGATATCTGCAACTTTCCATTTCTATAAGAAGTACTTATATCCGAAAGAGTTGTAGCTCCAGAAACAGCTAAAGTAGAGATTAGGTCGTCTATTTGTTTTATAGTTGTCGGTACAAATCTTACTTCTTCGCCGTTATTAAAAGAATACGCATTTGCAGTATTAGTACTAAAACTAGGTAGCTGTAAGGTATTCTTAAACCCAAATTGAGGATTTGGCGAGGATGCTGCTAAGGTAGAAAATTCTAGGTAATTAATACCATCTACTAAAGAAACACTTTCTTGACCTGAGGCAAAATTATTATCTTCATAGGTTGAAGATAATATAACTCCAGCTCCAGTCAATCCGGCATCGTTTAATAGGGTAGCCGTAATGAAATCAGCAAGATTGGCTGTAACGTAAGTTACAATTTCTTGAGCTGTAGTGGCGCTATTTTGATATAAAAGAACAGTAGTTAAAGTTAAGTTAGCTACGTTATTTTCAGCAAGAGCTGCACCATTTGGTCTACGTACCGTAAAAGATGTTGAAGTAGCACTAGATACTTTAAAAGTACCTTGGTTTCTAGCAGAGAACTCGCCATTAGAATTAATTGTTACGTAGTTTCCGGCTGTCAGGGATGTCATGATTGGGTTTGAACCAGTTCCACTCCAAGTATAACTAACTTCATCTACGCCAGCTACCGGAGTATTAGGCGTAACAG